TGTCTAAATGCAAATATAAATGGAGTTCCAACATACGTCATCTGATAGGTTGAGTCTTCCTTGTAAATCATAAAGGAATCTCTTAGTGGAAGCCCATCAAGTATCTTTCCTCTTGTATCAGCTAGTTCATATTCTCCAGCATCTACGGTTGCTGACGTTTCATCCCATGAGGATGGGACGGTTTGCGTAGCGGCTTCAGTAGACCACTTAACAAGTCTTGTATAGGGTACTGATGATTTCTTTACATTGAGAGCAATCAGGAAAGATCGGAAAGCTCTTAATGAGAAGCATTCTGTACTTGCAGGCCAGTTAGTTAGGTCTGCCATCTTTGTAGAAGTTGATGGAACGCCTGAAGATAATGCCCAGAATTGAGGATCATCATAACCGTTAGCCATGATAAGGATTCCACCTAATACGGTAGAAGTCCAATTCTCTTTAGCAGTAGCAGAATAGTCTCCACCAGAAGTTCTGGTTAGGTCTGTCCATGAGCTACCATCCCACACATAAATTTTTGCAGTACCACCTACAATCCAGTAGTTAGAGCCGCCTGTTTCTAAGTTAGTTATGTAGTATGGGACGATCGGGCAAGAAGCCATAACCTCAAGGAATCCCGGAGATTTCTGAATAGCCCCATGTTCTGCTCTTATATTATTTCCAGCAGTCCAGACATTAGGTGGTAGTTGCCAAGCATTAATATCCTTGACAATTCCTTTTTCACCTACATTTTCTACAGGTACAAGCATCTAACTAGATGGTTCTGTAGGCCATACTACTGCATTAACATGCTCAACAGTAGTTAAGTTAGCGGTAATATCTCTAAGCTCTTGCCTATATTGAGTCATAGCGGCTGACATAGAAACGTCAGACAGCCCATGCCAATCTGTAATTGCAAGCCTACTATTCCTATCTGATCTTAAATTTGCCATAGCTCTGTCAAACGCTCCTGCTTCCCATTGAGCTTCCTCCGCATCTCTAGCGGCTTCTTCTTCAGCGGTGAAAGGTATTTGAACGCCATCTACCATTTTATGTCTTGCCATCTTTTGCTCCTATTTTATTCCGTACATTTGAATAACGCCATCAAAGTTGCCTGATGACATCTTAAAGTCTATTGCGTTTATTGCGCTAGTAGTATTAGCGTACCCTTGAGAATACATATCATTACTATAATCACTGGCATGATGACAATTAAACCTACTAACCCAATGTTTTATAAAAGTTGTATTTGATGGAGTCCAAAAATACAAAACCCCTGAAGTGCTTTCATCCGCCCCATTGCCCAAATCTGCACTGATAGGTTGATAAGAGGTGCTTTGAGCAAGATCATTCCCAGTTTGATAAGAAAGATCAGTAGAGCTTCCATCATGTTGCGCCCTAAAAAATGTAGATGTTTTTGTTACATTGTAATTAGATCCGCCATCCGTACTAAAATTCATCGTTAGTGTATTTGAATCAGTAGCAGGGCCAATGTCCGTAAACACAAACATATATTTAAAATAAGTGCTAGTTAGTCCAGAGGTAAAAGCTGCATTAGTTACGTTGGTTGATGTTGCCGTAGCAATAAGGGTTGGTATTCCTCCGATTTCCATTTATAGCCCCCACATTTCAATTGTTCCAGCGTCTATATTTCCAGAATCCATTTTAAAATTTACCGCATTGATAGCAGATGTAGTCTCCAACATACCACCAATGAACATATTAAAGGCATAACCATCATCTCTGTGATATGAGCATTGAGATGAGATATGTTTGTAATAAGTGGTATTACTTGGATTGTATAAATGAAGATAACCAGATCCGTTAGAATCAGCATCATTTTCCAAAGACTGCATTAATTGTTGATAATCTGTTGAGCTTCCCAAGTCTCCACTAGTTCTATAGTGCAAAAGATGGTCTCCGCTAGTTTCAATGTTATAAGACACAATACAAGTAGTTGTTTTTGAAACGTTATAATTACTTCCACCATCGGTTGAAAAGTTCACCGTAAAGTGTGACATGCTTGCAGGATGAATTTCTATTAATTTAAAAATATACAATTTGTAGGTAGAATCAATGCTAGAAGTAAAGGCTATATTTCCAGAGCCTGAAGCAGATGTTTCCGTTATTTTAGTTAATGCCATTATTTAACTCCATACATATTGACTGTCCCATTCATATTGCCTGATGACATCTTGAACTGAATAGCGTTGATTGCAGATGTGGTATTAAAATATCCTGCAAGATAAAAGTCATAAGAATTATCATTGCTTGATACTCTAGAACAGCGTGACATAAACTGCTTAACAAAAGTTGTACTGGATGGATTATAAAGCCTTAAAGAGCCTACGCCATTTTGGTCATTATCTGATCCAAAATTTTCTGCCAACATTTGAAATGCAGTACCTTGTGATTGATCTGCTGAAGCATCATACGCTAAAGCGGCCGCAGAGTCGCTTTCAAAATGGTACGCCCTAAAAGTATTGTTAGTGGTTGTTGTATTATAGTTAGAGCCACCGTCTGTACTGCATTGAAAGGTAAAAGATGCCCCGTCTGTTTCAGGGTGAATGTTGTAATATTCAAATATATATTCTTGATGGGCAGAAGTTATTTTTGAAGTAATAGACAAACTAACTGAATCAGAAACGGTTTGTGATGATAACAATACTACATCGCCAGTTGATACTCCTGCCGCCCCAAGGAGTGCTTGTTTAGCCGCACCTAAAGGCATTAGCCCATCTCCAATCCGGCAGGAAATCCATACCAAATCGTTCCGCCATCTACAGTAAAGAAGGTCAATACATCAACTCCTGAAGTTGTCAGAGTTGGCGCAGATCCTCCAGCCCAATCTACTGATCCCGGCCAGTTAACTGTTTGTGATCCACCGTTGGTAAGTATTAAGGTGAATGAGCATGATTTGCCACTTGCGGAAGGATTCGTAAAGGTGAAGGTTTGTGTGCTTGTCGATACTGTTGCGGTTACAACATTACCAAGAGTCAGGTCAATAGTATCAGTTCCGCCGCCAAGATCACCAAGAACATTGACTGTCTCTGCATAATCTTTAAAATCAGGTCTAATGGCTTGCTCGTCTTGAAAGTTGATATAACCGCCTAGCGTCATGTCAGCGGCTGAATCTATAGATATAGCCGCTGTGGTTCCATGAGCAACTCCAGCACCGATCTCTAGCTTGTCAGTTCCATCATCAATGCCCACTCTATAGTCAACAGCATTACCGTCAAAGTTTAAATAAGTGTCTACCGCCGCGCCATCACCTATAGTAACAGCATCATCAGTTATGCTTAATATCTCATTTGTTCCAACGGTAGAGCCTTCCCCAATGATTAACTTATCCTCAGAATCATCTAAAGCTATGTGAAAATCTTTAGCGTTTCCGTCAAACTTAATGGCAACATCTTCTGCTGTACCGTCACCTATAGTTATAACAGGTGGATCATCTGAGATGGTAACTGTGCTATTCTGTAAGGTTTTTCCGCCAGTTCCATCAAACCTTGCAATCGCATTATCCGTACTAGATCCCGGCCCTGAAGCATCACCAACTGCCGTTTTACCATCTAATAGGTTTAGTTCTGCCGCTGTAGTGGTTACTGCCGCCGCGCCTAATGTAGTGAACTGTGACTGTAAGACTGATTTAATTAATCTAAGATGATCGTCACCTTGTGACACAGGATCGCTTGCAGTCGGGTTTGTAGCCGTTAATTGGCTGATATATGTTGCCGTTTCAAGTGCCATTTTTTATTCCTCAATAATATCCGCCAGTGTTCATTACTCTTAGTTCAGAACCAGAGTGGCGGTCTTTATTATCCTGAACCTGTAAATCTGTTACTGCTTGCTGATAAGCTGTAGCCCATAGTTGCACCCTTTCATCATTCATTAAAAATGGTTCTGCCTCCAATAAGCACCCATATAAATAAACGTCTGGATTATTTGTAAGCATATCATTTGTAGTTGCACTAGCCGAAAGTGCAGGGATCTTTTTGTAATAAAGCATTGAATAGCCATCACCACTTGCAGGAGCAGGGCCAAGCCTGAACTTATCTGCCCTAATGGTGAATACTTCTGGAGTCCCAGAGGTAGACCCTCCCCACAATCTAGTCATCAATTCTGGAGTTATATATGATAAAGGAGTTAATGGGGTTGTTGTTAAATGAAATTCCCTTGCTTGTATAAAATCAGTAGGTAAATCATAATCCCTCGTTCCTCCTGTAAGAGTTCCTGTAGCAGTAGCCTCCATTAAGCGTAATCTTAAATTACGATTCATCCTAGCTTCAGCTAAGTCTACAAACTCGTTAATTCTATCTGTGAGGTCGCTTCTATCTAGCCAATTGGCTACAGCAGTCTGAAGCTCCGCATAATTTTCTATGCTCATATTATCTAGTCATCTCCGCAATGTATACTGTTCCTGATGCTGATACTTGTAAAGCAGATACCTTCTGCCCTGAACTAATACGCCAATAAGTAGGCCAATCTTTCTCTTGATAGCCCTCTCCTGTTGGCTCATATTCTTTCCATGTATTTGTTTGTGCCGACCATGCGCCTGAAACTTCGCTCCATGCTACATTGGATACTTCTCCACCAAATGCAAGATAAGCATCTTCTGTAGATGTTATCATTACAGCATCTATACCAGAGCCAACCGCTTCCGACATCTCTGTGGATGTAGTAGAGGTGGTAATAGAGTGAAGTTTATTAGCTAACCTATAAGGTACATCAAAAGCTAATCTTGTTGAAACGCCAGTTGTCATTCAGTCAGTTCAGTAATATAAACTACAGAGTTGCTTGATCCTGCCCTTAACCCTGCAACACGATCTCCACCACTAACACGAACATAATGAGGCCAATCTTTTATAAAATAGCCACAAGAGCCAGCAGTTGCCGCATCGCCATGCTTTGTTATTTTAATAAATACAGGTTCACTTGCATTAATGATAATTGCATTACATTGTGCAGATATAGCATCGCTCAATAGTACCGAACTATCGGTAGCAGTAAACGTATAGTTAAAATTATTTAATCTGTATAAATCTGCCATCTTATCTTCCTCTATAGTTTAGTGGGTGATGTTTTAAAAAACTTGTTGTCTGGATCATTAAGGTATCTGGCTAATAATTTTGGGTCTTTATCAATAGCTCCATTTGTTTCATTTTTCCATTGTTCGTATACAGTTAACGGAATTGAAGCCACCTTATGCCATTCCCCTCTTTTTCCAAGAGACAAGTGATCCCCAAAAGCATTATATTCAATTTTATTTTGCTCAAGAACAGGCTCAACATCTTGATGAGTGGTGATTGATATGGTGTTATCAGGCTCCTCAATAAATTCAGTATGCCTAAAAGGTGAGGTATCCAGCAATGATCTTCTAGCCATTTAGAAACCCCTTGCCACCAATCTTTCCTCCTTTGGCTCCATTCCAATCCTTTAGATGCTCTATAGCAGTCTTAGGCTCCTCCTTTTTAGTAGGTTGAGCTTTTTGATGCTCTTGCATCTTCTTTGAAATAAACTGTTCTAATGTATCTGTTTTTCCCGAAACCATAATGTGAATACCCACTTTTCTCCTTCGTGTGGTGGAAGACCCTGATGAAGAGACAAATCATGTGGTTTCATCTCTTTATCTACATTTCCAAACATGAGTAACCTTCCTCCAATAGATCCAACAACAAGGTTCAATTTTGGAAAAGCTGTTCCTCCGCCCACAGCGTTATTTAAATAAATCAAACAAGTCATTAACCTTTGACCACCGTTTTCAAGATATTTGCCTTCTAGGGCATCATAATGAGGCTTATACTCTTGCTCACTGGTGTATCTAAGGACATTCATAGGTTCTGCCCTTTCTAACGGTATACCTGCTAGATCAGACAGTTTGTTGCATATTTCTGGAAAATCACTGTGTGGAAAAAACCCACCAGTAGATGTCCTTGCTGAATCTTCTTCAAGACCGCCTTCATTGGCAACAGTGCTTTGTTTGAGACTTCCTTTAGCGTGATCTATAACAGCATCACACTCTTCTGGCGATAAAATTGCATCTACTACTGCAATTGTTGGCGCATTAGCATATACGAACATAGATTATTTTGATTTCTTTCCTTTTGATATGACACTATTCCCAGCATCGTGAACAGGAGAAGATGTTGCATTCTCTAGTTTTTTTGTTATATCATCAAGCTCTTTGGTTGCTCCTCGATGCAAAGGCTCTCGTAAGTTTTGACTGAATACTTGGCTTTTCTTGCTCATTACCCTTTCTCTTTTTGATTGGCCTGACCCTTTACATTGCCAGTTCCATTTCCCATTTTGCTGATAACGCCTTCGATACTTGTAGCCGCGCTACCACCGCTTTTATCTAGCCCAGAATAAGATGCTTTGCGAACATCTTTTGTTTCCACCTTATCCCAAGGCATACTTTTTGCAATACCTTTTGCCATTTTACTGTCTCCTTACATAATGTAAAAATACTTGGGCTAATCTACTGCCCTCAAATTTATCCCTCCAATGAGGGGTTTCAATTCCTTTATAAATAAGGCCATCGCCAGAATCTAGCTCTATCTTTCTTCCACCGTAAGTTAAATCACCATTTTCCTTAAAAGGGTCTAAATAGATAGGCCATATTCTTTCATTTGGCTCACGCATTAAAGTTAAGGTAACGCTAAACTCACAACTATGTTTATCCGTATGTTTCTTTAGCTCATCACCTTTCTTATAAACTCTAAGATAAGAGTATGTTGGAGATAGCTCTACTCCAGTATGTTTTTCCATATCAGGCAATAAATAACATAATAAGTTCTTCATCGCTAAGTCGTCATGCCAAGCTGGAGTGTTAGGAATCTGGTCGTCTACAAATCCGTGAGTCTCCTTTGTTGGTATGGCGTCAGGAAGTGTCGCTTTGTTATAGGCATATATGCCAAGAAAATCCAACAGTTCACCAGTTAGCATCCCCCTTATTATTTTAAACTTAGTATGCCCAAGAGACATATGAATATCTTTCTCCTTTGGTTACAGGCTCTACTCTATGTGGATACATGAAGTTAGAAGGAAATATAATGACATCTCCGGCTTCAAAAGGTATAGCTTGATCTCCCCACATCACAAACTCACCACCTTCAAAGTCTTCATTCAATTGTCCTACAATAGACAGCATTGGAATGCCTTTTACATTTCCATCAAACAACGAACTAATGTGGTCGCAGTGTTCTGCCATTTGATGAGACTCGGCATACTTTAAAAACTTTATAACTGAATAACCATTCCACCCATCAAACCACTTGTAACCAAAACTTCTTACATACTCTGTTAATGCTTTAGATAAACTGTTAATAATTACATTGTTTATATGGGCGTGATCCTTATTCCAATCAGGGCTTTTAAACCCTATAAACTCTGGCTCTGCCTCTTCAGAAGGTGTTGACTTAACTTCCCTCTCCCAACCAAATCCATGTTCAGGATCATTGCTCTCGTATCCTGTGAAGTCGTGATTTTCCCACTGACTTTTCTTTATAATTTCTAAAGCGTACTCACAAAAATCTACACTTAAAAAACGTTTCTTGTGAAACAAATAATCGTGTATATTTTCTTTCATAAATAAGTGGGGGCTTTTACACCCCCACTCTTACACCTATACGTCAGCCAAGAAGCCGTTAGCTTTTTGGTTTTTAGACATGAGTCCGTACTCCGCAATGAGCATCTGCTTTATACTGTCCCCAGTTTTAGCCAATGTCTCTGTTTGAAACGGACGCAAGTAAGCAACAGCCCAGAAATCGAAATCAATAAACCAACAATCTCTAGCTCTCTGGAACCGATCTGGAATTATTTTAAAAGTTCCAAAATCGGAAACATAAACGTCAACTGATGCTACAACACTCGCTGGAGCGGCTTTGTCGGCAGCGGTTCTCAGACTTGATACCGTCTGTGATAGGGCCGAAATAACCTGCTTGTTAGATGAACCAACAAGTATGGTATCTGGCGTACCGCCACTGTCAAAACACTCCTTGATAACAGTCTTCATACCAGCTTCAGTTAGCGTACCTGTTGAGGTAGCGTCAGAAGCGGTGTCTGTACCATTACCAGATGAAGCCGAACCTAAACCGGGTGGTGAAGGTGCGCCTCCTAAAGTGTGATAATTGGTCGCAACCCACGCGGCCAAACCTGCTGTGACTCTCGCTGTACCTGCTGCCCCAGCGTTCCTAGCCACATTATCCATAAGCATCTTTTCCATATCACGCTTCATTTCCTTTGCCCTCTTAGCCAGTTGATAGGCTTGAGAGGATTTTCTGCCAGCAAAATCGACAGCCTCGGCTGTTCCAGAGGTCTGGACGGCTTTAACGGAAATCTGGGTGTAATTCCCCACTCTCGTAGGTTCTGCAACCGCTAAGGATGCTGGATCGTCACCTTCTAATGAGCGCGATGCTGCTGCCGCAGTTAGATCATCGGTTTGCCACTCGAAAAAGGTATTATCCGCAGTCTCACGACCGCAGCCACTAAGAAAGGGCGTTTCAGTTGGAGCGATATTATAGATGATATTACTTAGGTCTTCCCGAATGCCTACGGCACTGAAGGTCAACCTAGTATTTGTTGGAACTGCCATCTGTATTACCTCCTAAATTAAATATCTACGAAATCCTCAAAAAGATGGGACGCATCTCTAACGTGTCCCGATTCTTGAAGACGCTTCATTTGAGCATTACGTTTGCCGCTATTGCGTTGTGCTTTTGATTTTGGAGAACCAGCCCGTATAACTCTTGGCTTATTTTTCACTTTCTTTTTAGTTACTTCTGGTGAAGATGCCTTGTCATACTTCATGGCTTTCATTATTGTCACCAATGATCGGTGATCCACTAAAGAGGCAATTTCTTCTTGGGTATATCCCTGAGATAGAGCGTATTCTTTAATGTCTTTACTCAATTGCTGTCTGGTTTCTTGCTCTGCCCACTCAGGAACAACTTTAACCAATTTCCCATGCTCTTCTTGAAGAACTTGATGTCTGGTTCTCTCTGCTTCCTGTTGGTAGGCTGCTTGGGCGTGTTGCTGTTGGTATTGAGCTTGCCTTACTTTTTCTTGAGCGTCCCTGTACTCATCCCTTTTAGTTATATATTCAAGCGGATTGTCAGTTTTTAGGGTTTCCCAATTAATGTTTGCAAACTGATCCAAATTGCCCATTGAGTTTTCAACGACATTTTGCAAAGCGGCTACATATTGCTGTCTTTCTGTCTGAATCTGTTGAACTTCAGCAGCCCATTGTTGCTTGACTGCATCCATTTCTTTTCGTTGTTCAGATAGATTTTGGGTTTTACGAGTATAATCCTCTGTGCGAGAATAACCTTTTAGTAGTTCGTCAAGGGGTACTTGTAATTCTTCACCATCAACGGTGACAGCATATACAACGTCCTCTCCTTCTACCTCTCGCTCATCGGCCCCCTCCTCGACTTCATCTTCTTCAGACTCTTCCGATTCAGGCTCCTCTTCCAATGATTCGTCTTGAATTTCTTCAGTAGACTCTTCCTCTTCCGTAGGGGTGGCTTCCTCTTCTTGCGGTTTGTTCTCTTGAGATTCCGCTATAGAAAGTAATGCCTCTTGTGCTTCTCTTATGGTTCCCGGCATATTCTCGCCAGTTAATAACGGGGCTTCTTGCGTATCCGCCATATCTTTTACTCCTTAATTTATATGAATGGGTGTTGCTTATCAAGGATTTCAGTCATGCGTCCAGTTTCAACTATAGACGATATATGTCCATGAACCCTATCGAGCAATCGCATTGCAAGCCAGATTGATTCTCTGGCTTCAACTTCTGTTGAACCGCTAGACTCCCAACGATCCATTAAATCTTTTTTTAATACATCAAATGCCTCTATAAATAATTCGTTTCGTAATAAGTCGTTAGCCTTTCTAGCCCTTTGCTCATTATCTTTATCGCTCATGTTGCTCCTATTGCTACGGCTCTGTTTTGTTCTCTTTCAAGGTTTATCTCTTCTGCTTTCAACTGAGAATCAACTGCTAGTTTTTGGTATTCTTGTTGAATTTTCTGAGCCTTGATCTGAACTTCAGCAGCCTTTATTTCAAGTTCCTTTTGCTTAACCTGAGCCTCCATCATTTGTGCCTGTTCCTCTGGAGATGGCCCTTCTTGCTGTGGAGGAATTTTTGATGGGTCAGTTAAGAAATCATCAACATTCTGAAACCCCATAGCTCTTACCAAAGAGGCTCCCAAGTTATACATATTTTGTACCGTTACAATAGGCAGCCCACCCTTCATTGATTCGGCTGCAAACTGTAACATTTGAGACAAATGCATCATTTGTTGATCTTTATTACCTTGACCAAGAGCAACTGATACTGTGCAATCAAACTTATCGTTCCAAGCGTCAGGTCTGACAGGAACCCATTCGTTTCTTAGCATAACAACTCTTTCTTTGTCTTGGTTCTTTAGAAGTAATTCATAAATAGTAACCATTAAGTCTTTAACACCTGTCTCAGCAAAGTTTCTAGCAATTAACTCTACACGACTATTTGCTGCACCCATAACCGCATTCACAGCCGTAGCTGTAGTATGAGATGTTAAAGCATTTTCATTTAACCCTTGGGACATTCGAGAAACACCAGCCCTTGACTCTCTTACCCCATCAAGATATTCTAACATCTGAAAGGAGTAAGGCTCTAAAGGAGGAGTTGTCAAAGGCATTACTGCATTTGGTGATTTAACTCTTACTACACCGCCCGGTCTCTGGGTGAGCAAATCATCTAGGTTCGCTTGACCCTCCAGTACAGCGTAGCGTCCATAGTTCTGGTTATACATATTATCCATCAGGTTCCGCATTAACGTACTGCGCATGAGTTGCAGATCCATTACAAGGTCTGCTAATGAAAGACCATAAAACTTATGAGGTATCTTAACTGGAGTAATAGAAACAAAAGGAATCCTGTCTATCTCTTCATTGGCTAATATGGTTGACCCAACACTACAGACTTTCCTTAGCTCTGTTATTCCATCTCCGTCATAATCTGTTTTGAGAAATGATTCATGCAACCAGTATAATCGTAATCCATCCTCTCCATACTCTTCTCCACCCCAGCCTTCCCAGTATCGAGCAGACTTATCGAAAGCGTATCTTTCTAACCTCTCTGAAGAAAAAGTAGCTAAGTCAGCATCGCTTCCGCCTAATGAATCTGGATCAAGGTCTTCATCGGGATACATTTCTCTTAGTTCTGATAGAGTCTTTTGCACTCTATGACAAACAAACCTTGCTTCCTGTATATCCTTTGATTCTCTTGAAATAAGGAACTCAGAAGGAGGAACATTCTCTATCTTTATTCTTCCATTGTAATTGGTTCTTTTTATAACCACATGATGGCCTGTTAGAGAGACATCTCCGTATGTGGTTTCATCATATTCTCCCGGAGGAGAATGCTCTATAACCTCTACTTCTGGGCTTGAAATAAGAACCGCTAACTCGTCTTCTGTTAGATTTTTATATTCTTCTCTTTCTGATTCATCAGTCTCATCCCACCATACTTTGACTATACCGTTCTTGCTCAATAGAGCGTCTGTGAACCACGAGTACATAATCTCCCATCCGGGATTGTCTTTAGTGAATACATAGTTCACATAATCTGTGGCTTGTTTAGCCATTTCAACGTCTTCTGGGCCGTGAGGATTAAACTTCACCATCTCATCGCCAGACGCAAATACCCTCATTAGAGAGGGCTTTATCCATTCTATTGTGTCTTGAACCGTTGAATCAACATACTGGCTTCTTCCAGCAACCTCATTACCAAAGGGCAAGCCATAGTAATACTCCATAGCCTGTTCTCTCTGTTGAGAGATTGTATCGCCCATGTAACCAAGAGAGTCAGTGATCTCTCCCCTGATTCTGGTAATTAATTGTTCGTCAGTAATTGCTTTTGCCATTAAACTATTCCATAATTCTTGTATTCAAGATCCTTAGTCCATTGAGGGTCTTCCCCTGCAACAGCAAATCTTTGAGATTGAAATGCGTATCGAGTAGCAGACATAAGATCATCTCTGAGAGGAACAACCTTATTATCTTTCCTATGATACATTCTGAACTCTTCAAACCAATCAGACAGAGTAGAGAAGACTTTAAACTTTCCTTTCTCCATAGACTGTAACATAGCCATTAAACCCTCTTCGATGGAGTTCGATCCTTTTGTGTCCCCCAAAGCTGGAGGGTTGGTAAAATGTTCAAGTAAGAAGTTGCAACCTAGGTTTCTATATTGGTCGGCAAGACCCGGATTTCCCATGCTATCCCTACGATTTCCGTCATGTGGGTAAGCTATTGGTATGAAATGAGGCCTTACCTTTATAATACCTGCGTGTACGGTTGGTGATGCTTTTGAAGCCCTATAACAGTCATAAATGTAGAATGTTTCCTCTTCTCTGTCTATAGCGCACCATACTACTGCTGTTGGGTGATCCCAACCAAAGTCAATTGCTGCTATTCTAGGCCAATGACTCTGAATAGTGACAGGATCAGTAATAATATCTTCTTCTGGGAGTGGAAATATAAGCCCAGAACCAATTGAGGGCCGCCCATTTCGCCTCATATCCCTCTCGTGTGGCGAATAAGAGGATAAAATTTGCTCCATAACAGCCTCATTCAAATGCCCTCTTTTGCCCTTCATAGAGAAGGTTTTTTCAGAAGCATCGTCCCATGTAGCGTTATTCAGAGATTGTCCTGATTTTAAGTTGTTCATAAAAGAAGCAACTGTCTCTGTCATGCCATTTTCAGGCGTAAACGTCATATACACCATGCCTCTTCTATCAAGGGTTCTCGTTACAGCCTGTGAATAAAGCTCTCTGCTAGGTTCCTCATCTAACCACACACAATCTACTGACCTTCCTTGCCATTTTTCTATTCCCATCTCGTAGGCTTTAAAGTGTAAAGAAGAGTTCCCCCCACTAACGTGCCTGATCAAGGCTACGCTCTTCGCATTTGGAACACCCGGCTTTCGCTCTGTCTTTATTATCTGTTTTCTTGGTATCGTACCTGAGCCAAAAGCCTCTGGGTCGTCAGGGGAACCCAATAATTCAAACTGTACAATATCCCTTGTGGTTTCGTTTGATACACCACCAGCCCATCCGACAATGGGTTGGGTAAATCTTCTTCCTTTCCACCATTCTGGGTACAATCCAGTTAAGTGATAGGACATCTCTGCACTACCGCAATAGGACTTTCCTATGCGATTAGCAGCCATCAGGAGTCTCTGGTTAGCAGAAGACCCTGTTTGGTGAAAAGCTAGTTGATATGGGTACGGATCGTAGTAATCAATCCTGCTGTATCGTTCCCTTTGCCGTATCTCTCTAGCTAATTCAACCGCTTGTTCTAGTTCTTCCTTTGTAGCCGGAGGCATGAATCGCTTTTTGTTGCCTCTCTGCGCTCTTTCTACTTGCATAGCATTTTCCAGATTTTCCGTATTTCCATCCTTTCTTCCCTCCCTTTAGGGAGCATCGTTGTATAGGCATTACTTTTTCTTTTTCTTAAAAATGTCTCTAAGCTCAGATGTTTTTTTGTTCAATTCATCTACCATCTGCCTTCTAGCCCATCTTTCATCTTGAGTCGTTTTTCTTTTCCACGAGGGGCCACGACCAGAATAATATTTTCTCTCATAAAAACTAGGCATCATTGCCCCAATCAGCTTGTGTTCTCCTTCGGGGTCATCCAAAAGAAGCCCTCTAACAGATTCTTTTTTTGGATCAAATTGAGTGTTTGGCCCTCTTGAAACAAAAGAAGCGTCAGGTATTAACGATGGATTTTTCTGAAAATAATGGAACGCAGGGTGATAAAGCTCATGCACAAGCGTATTGTCAGCATCTATTCTATCGCTATCATCATAAATATGAGGAAAGACGTAATCTTTCCGTGGAGAGTGAAATCGTATCTCATTCCAATAAGGCATATACTTCCCTGCTACATCCTTATCAAGGGGGAGATAACTATCTTTTTCTCGATCTCTAGGTGACGAAACATATGGAAAGCGACCCTGACGATTAATGGCATATTGATTATATTGCTCCCCTACAGTAGTTGGGTCAAATGAAAATAATCCTTTTGGATCTTGCATTCCATATAATGGTATTGAGAGAAGGGGGCTTATCTCTGTTCCACCCCGATATGGCCCTCCCCAATTAGCCTCAGCCGTTATCCCTTTATCCCAATCTGAAACTCCCCCTTGAGAAAGGCCACCTTTTTGAGCCTCAAGAAGCCTCCTCAGTATCCTTTTCTGAATCTCGGTTATACCTAAATAATTTACTTCCTTTGATGAGAATCCAGAATGGCCTGTAGATGTTGACCCCAAATGAACGTGTGAATCACCCATAGCTATTTCTTATAATCAAAGTGAGTTGAGTCGCCCTTATATGGGTTAAAGAACCATCCAAATTTTTCGCCATTGTCTTTCACCCATTCTAAACTTTCTGGATCTGAAATATCAACAGACTCTCCCCTCATGTGTTTTGAGGCTCGATGTCCTTTGACTTTTTTATTATGTTCTGGATCTCTAAACGCTGATTCAATAGGTATGTCCCTTCCTTCGTGATCCTTTTTATAAGCGTCATTCATTTTAATGAACGCTTCTCCAGCTTCATGTGAAAGCAATGCTGTATCTTCATAACGAGGAGTTCCTGAACCCTTCTCTAAACGGTATTTTCCAACTGGAACAAGTGGTTTGCCTAGCATATCCCTGTAGTCGAGAAGACTTGCACTAAAAGACTGAGGAGCAAAATCTAAGATACTTGATCCAACCTTCTTCATATCCCCAAACAGGTTAGTTTTAGCCATCAGTTCACCAGTTCTGGTATATGCTCTATTTCTGTGGTTCCAGTTAAGGCTTGAAGTTCCTTCTTTAGCTCATCTGTGGATTTCTCTTCGTGAGAGATCTTCTGCTCTATCTTATCCGCAGGTTTCAGACCTGCTCTGTCCAGTATGTCTTTAGACGCAGCCAACCTCACCTGTTCGCTGGTAGCAGTTTGAGCTAATGCGCTGATCTGACTCATAGCAGCAGGTACAGCATCCTGAACCATTTTCTTAATTCTTTGCTCTATCTCTTTGGCAAACTTATTCTTTAGCGTATGACCCTGTTGTTTAGCCGTAGCTTCAGAGTAGCCAGCCTGTATAGCTGCCTTAGTCGCATTTCCTGTCTGACAGTACCCTTCTATGAAGGCGGATTGTTTATCTGTTCTCACGCTAAGAGTCCCGGTGGCATACTTCCCCCCATACCGCCTGTATTGCCCCCTGTAGGCATTGGAGGCATTGGAGGTACTGGGGCAGGGGGTTGAGCATTTGGCCCACCACCAGCCATTAATTCGTTCACATTGACCCCCATAGACTCTAGCTGTCCCATGATCATTTCAGCTTCTTGGGCTATTTGGGCTAGTCTGTTCATTAAGACATCTGGGTTAGAACCTCCATTTGCTTGTGGACTTGCTGGAGCATTTCCGGGTGGAAGCAGTTGTAAAGCCATCTTTATTTCTCCTTAAATTTCCCCCTCGGTGAGTGGGGAGGATATCGAATTCGTGTTTCAAAAAAAAAGGGGGTGGGGGCGGTCTATACCTCGCTAAATGCGAATGATTCTCATTTACATCTGGCCGATTATAGCATATCAAGGGCTTAATGTCAAATCAGACTTTCTTATGGTTTGAACTGATATCATAAGTTCTAGTTTATAAACCTAAACTTGTTGACATTGGGACAATTCTGTGGTAGGAGCGAGTGCGAGCTACCTATATTAATCAGCAACCAATATGCCCCTAGTCTATCCATGCCTATTTGTCAATACTGGTTATCCATACAGTATGAAATAAATGCGATACCAGGTGGGCAAATGCTTGCGTTTCTACTCATTATCATGTATATGTATGTATACCAGATGGTAAACGTGCCTAGTATGAGAATATTAGATTCACACTGGATTTTAGCGGCGCGGAGCGTAGCGATACGTTTGTTTCTTGTAGCGAGCTAAACGAGTGATGTTTTATGCTCGGTAATAAATGGTGTATCTCGTTATTGGGGCGCGAGATATGGCCATTCAATCAATAGCCCCTTAGAGGATATCTACAATGGATAACATTGACACAAGTAATAATATTGTTCATATGGCTACATCAACGCACAATGCTCCACCATGGTGGGAGGTTGAAGGGATTAAGGAAGCAATTCGAGTTAATCCTGACGACTCACCACAACAGTGGCGCGAGCAAGCTCTGAACTGGGAGGTATTAAAAGCCCCAGTAAAGTTTGACGGTGTAAACGGGCATAGGGAGGATATTAGATATACTCAGGAAAGAGTTTTAGATGACCGTTTTGTCATTTATCGTAACGATACAATGGATGCTTTGACTACCGATGCTTCTAAGAAGTATCACATACACTCTATTGACCAATTATGCGAAGCCATGAAGCTAGTATGCAATCATGGTGGTTATAGGATGAACACCATTGGCTCGTTACGCGGCGGTAAAGAGATCTGGTTTATGGCATCTACTGATGATGATGTTAACATTGCCGGCGAGAAGTTTAACCGCAATGTGATTCTAGGGACTAGCTACGATCAGACCAGAAAGTCTTTTGGCATTTGTTCTGATGTTGCGGTTGTTTGTTCTAATACTTTGAACTATGCAATAGACAACGCCGAGTCAGTTTTCAAGTTTTCACATTTAAAACCTTATAACGCTCTTGAGGTTGTCGGCGATTTGAAAAAGGTTGAAGCTAACCAAGTTGTTATGCAAATGACAATTGAAAAATTAGCCGATACCAAGATCACGCCGACAGAAACAGAGTCATACTTTCAAGAGATTGCAAAGTTGTTACCAGTACCTCAAAAGTATGCAAAAGAACCTAAAGCATTTACCCAACAGATAGTCCAACAGATTGCAGATAGCTACACCAAAGCAAAAGGTGCAACTCTTCCGAATCGAGTCGGTACATTGCATGGTGCTACGCAAGCAATAGTTCATTTTGTAGACTATAAAATGTTGCAGACTCAAACGGGTGAAAGTAAGTCAAATCGTTTTGGTCGAGCATTTTTCGGTGACGGTGCGAAACTAAAAAACAAGGCTATTGATATAGCACTGGATTTAGTCGCATGAAAACTGAAACATTTTTCGCAATTCTTGGATCGTTGACGGTTGGAGCAATTGCAGTATTAGTCATTATCGACTATATAACCCTTTTTAACTTTTAACCGGGAATCCTATTATGAACGAAACAAAGATGGATGAAAAAGTCTGCAATGTATACGTAACTCAGAACTATGGGAGAGAAGCTATATACCCCGCCTGCCCTAATGCCGAGCTGTTTGCATCTATTGCAGGGACTACCACTTTAACCCGCGATACCATCGGAAAGATTAAGGCGCTAGGCTATACGATGGTACAGCTACATAAGGAGACGCTATGAGAACCCAAAGAATATTTGTTGATCTTGAGGGATTCAGGCTGACTGAATCGGGCAAGGGGGAATCCCATCTTGTTCTACACCGCTAGCACATCGGGCAAATAATGTGCTTAATCCTCAGCCCTCACCTAGCAATAGGTGGGGGTTTTTTTTTGGCCCAAAAAGAGAATATATTTTGAATATATTTAGAATATAATTATTATATATTCTTAAAAAGATAATGTCGCAAATTGGACATTATATGTCGTTTTTTTTATTGACAACCCTGTGAAAAAATGAGATAATAACATAATGCCCGATGGGCATTGTGTATCGTTCTTTTAAAATTTAATAATAGGAGCTTACCAAAATGAGCATCACCTCAGTATGGGTGAGAGGAAAGACTTTTGAAATTTCCGAATTACCCACTAGTAAAATCCAAGAGTATCGCGCCAATGCTTACGCAACATTTTGTGATTGTTTGGGACACAATAAAGCCAGCAATAATGAAATTCGTGTAATGCAATATGAATCCGAATTATCTAAACGTGGTATAGAAATAGATAAATCAATAATTGGAAAATTCAATGGTAGCGGTAGCGAGTAACCACATTACAGCCCACTTAGTGGGCTGTTTTTTTGTCTATTTTTCGCGCTCTACAATCATGCGCTCAGAGTCGAAGCTATAACACTTGAGACATGAGAAACAACTGTTGCCTGTGCAATTGTCCTGACTGTGCTGTGATGCTGTGACATTGAAAACCTTGTGAAATCTTTTAGGCGGCTTGGTCATTACTCTATCTTTAATCGGATTTGAATATACCAGAATTAGATTGTCGGGTAGCTTGTGTGTCTTTAACGCCTTGTAAATTACCTTGTGGCGTTTTGTATAAAGTGAGAACGTGGTTTTTGGGTTAGCTTCACAGATTCTAAAAAGGTTTATCGCGTGAGTTTCGTTGATTAATTCGCCATGAGAAGAAAACCTGAAATAGAGCTGATTCACTCTTAACAATTGCCAATCTTGTAGTGGCTGTGATAGTTGATCACTGTTATGTTGCCATGCTGTGGCGCAGTTTTTACGGTAGGTATTCAGCGCCTTCATGCTGTAACACGTTTTGCATATCACTCGTGTATCTGGGCTACTGTGCATAGCCTTGCAAAATTCGTTACTCGCTGTATTGGTATTTAGCGAGAGCATATGGGCAAGCTTCCCAGTCCCTTTTGTAATTTTTAAGTGTGCTAAAGATGCCATGATCTACTCCAAATTGTGGTGTAGCGACACTCTAAAGCTATACTATATCAATGTCAATAATTTTTTTTCTATTATATATTGTGGTTGGCTTGTGATAATAACCTACTTTTTTACTGTGTTTTTGCACAAGGTTACGCTGTGTAAGATTTCTGTGTCGCCTTGTGGCTCGCTTGTATTTCGCACTGTGTGGATCGCTCTTGTGTGGTAACATAAATGATAATCATTCTCATCTGTGATGTATAAGAAATACTTATGATAAGTATAAGCTGTGCTTATTGACACTTTTTGTGCATGATTTAACCACTAAAAGACATGAAAGAGTCATTATTCTTGCATTTTCTGTGTGTCTATCTGTGCTAATATAGAAAGATGCCCTAACGGGCATTTTGCAATCGTTCTTTTACAATTTAATAAGGAGAAACAATATGCAAGCAAAGCATAAGGTGGGAACATCGCTGTACCCTAACTGGCCTGTGCAGGATGAATTTCACTGGTTCTTATCTTCGCAATTAAACTGGGTATCCGACACTGATCTTTTCCGTGGATTGAGAAGAATCCACAAAGCGGATAGAGAAGGATCTCTCAAATGCAAAGGTTGTCGTGTATACAAAGTACTAGGTAGATGGGATTCTAATTATGAAATAAATAATTATCGACCAGATACCGAGGGGGTTGAGTTTATCACTCAAATACTTTATAAGCCAGAAAAACTAAAGTAATCTATCGTTCTTTTAACATTTACAGCCCCTACTACGGTGGGGGCTTTTTTTAGGCGCAAGTGTCCTTTAGACAGGGCATAGTGATATATACCTGTCTCTGTGTGCTTCTTGGTACTGTCAGCTATTGTCATGGCATTCGCTAGAATGGATTTTACAAATATCACTTAAACCCATGTTTTACCGCCCCCTGTCATAGCGGTGTGATCAGTAGTGGTGCTTGCGGGTTGCGGGTTCCACCATCCCCATTCTTCTACAGCCCAACCTCTGTATTTTCAGAAGGAATTTATCCCTTCATATATGTAAGGATTGGGACGTAACTCATTGATATATAAAGCGTTTGACGACCGTAATTTTATGTGTTATTCTTGTTTCTCAATTTATTGAACTACAGAGGGATAGAACCATGACCCAAATAACGATCAATGAAGGTCAGAATTGGAAACAAGGTGAAGAAGATGTGTTGCATATCAGCGCATGGCTACACGCGGAGGAAATTAAAAATCTGCGCCCAGATTGGACACAAGATCAATTTATGGACTTTCTTTTGGGGTTGAAAGAACCATTGGAGGAGATCATACATCAGACAGTTGATCAGTGTATTGCTGAGTGGGCCAAAGAAGGAAGGTGCGATGGCTAATCAACTTAATTTAAAGGAGAATTAAAATGCGACATGGATCAGAAACCAACCCCCATTATTGGGACTGTGAATGTGATGATAATTTCATACACGCAAAATCCGACACACTTGTCTGTGAAAAATGCGGTACGACTGATGAAGATCAGCCTGATTCAGTTCAAGCCGATATTATTATGACAGGGGCATTTGGGTTAACCACAAGAAATTAGGAGAAAGCATGGCTAATCAGCGAACTTACAATTTGTCCACCCCATGCCCTTGTGATGACTGCGATCACCACAATTTCTGCAAGAAACAGGGAATGTCTTGCAAAGTATCACGATATTGGGAGAAGAATGGCAATATTTTGTACCGATACGCTAGGGGAAATGCGCCCAGAATGCCTGTTGACCGAATGCCAGATTCAAGATTATGAAAGTAAACATCGAATGGAGGTATGGAACCAATTATCTTTTGGTAGATGGTGTTGAGAAGGTCAAGAGTAAGGATAGAACGCAACTAGTCGGCATTAAAGAATACCTTGAGTCCCTTGTGTGCAAAAAAGATGGTAAAATTTCTCAATGTCAAAAAAATATGTTCCGAAATCCTCCACTGTAAGGCTCAAGTCTTTTCTCAGAATTATTGAGAAAACTGAAAAAGAGGCCATTGTTACTCGAAAAAAGACAGGTTGGTTCGACAAGGAAACTCTACTTGATCGCATTCTCAAGAACATACACCGAATGAGACTTTTGACGGGAATCCCTGAAGGCATCAAGGAAGAGAATATTAGGAAGGCATTTGCTGTGTATTTAAATGTTCAGGGGATGAACGATAAAAATGAGTTGCGTGATGAAAGGCGTGTGTCTCTGAGATCTGTTTTGGACTCGACTGTGAACAATTTCAGCGAGAGCGTTGACAGGGAGCAACCTATGATATATGCTCACGGTCTTGGATATGCAATCGTCAATTGGAAGAAAATTTACGCGAAAAGGGAGAAGCCACATGACCATTTTTGGAAACCTGCATCAGGAAGAAGAGACTCACACGGAAGGCTTATCGACCTCGCAGATACGCAATATTGGGTATTTCGAGGACGCAAACGAGGCGACTCAGGAGGCGATTGATGAGCTTAGAGAGACTTTAAACGACCTCGACAGCAACGCATTTTACCCTCACACGAGTGTCGAAGAAATAAGCGATGCATCGTTTGTGCTTAATCAACTGTGTAAAATATTAAAGAAAAAGGCAGAAGACCTCAATCACATCTACTATAAGATAGAAGAGTCGTGATGGATGTGAACCTTACGCCAGAGGTTCTCGCGCCCTATCTGAAAATAGAGTCAGAACATTCGATTCAGAGCGCAAGCAGTTTCGATCAAGAAGTCCTCGATTATTATATCTTGGGCGAGGATAAGTCAGGGTACAAGCTACCGTGGTCTTTGTTAGATGAAAAATTTAGAATAAGGACGGGCGAGTGCAGTATCCTCGCAGGAATAAATTCATCGGGCAAGAGCCTGTGTCTGGCTCAAATCGCTCTCAAGTGTATGACGCAAGGGGCTAAGGTGCTTTCTGTGTCCCTAGAGATGTCTGTGCGTAGCCAATTGATAAGGCTGTGGCGTATGGCTAGTGGGGATGTCAAACCAGAGTTAAATTTTGGGCTAGAGTTTAATAAATGGTGTAATGACAAGCTCTACTTTTTCGATAAGATGGGGAGCATGGATATGGATACACTTGAAGCAGGTATTCGTTATGCTATCCACCACTATCATACAGATATAATTATGATTGATTCCTTGATGACGATATCGGGAATTAAAAATGATGACTACAGCGCACAAAAGGACGTAGTGTGTAGAATTGCTGATTTAGCAAGAGACTTGGAATGTCACATATTCCTAGTGGCTCACGCTAGAAAATCATACAGTATCACTGACAAAATAGACCGTTTTTCAATCCGAGGAGCAGGGGAGTTGACAGACAGAGTGGATAATGTCATACTTCTCCAAAGATATTATAATGAGAACTCAGAAGATCCAGATGTTTCATTCGCCATTAGTAAGGCAAGACATTGGGATATGGCTGAGTGCGATATTGACCTGTGGATGCACCTTGAATCAATGAACCTTTTAACAGCGCATCAAGAAAATTACACCACTATTCCTATTTTAGAGGCTGATGAGGACGAGCCAGATTTACACGGCAAGGAAGAGTCAGATCAAATCATTGAGGAGGGAGACTCTTGAGCGATAAAGCATGGAAAGCATTTGAGAGAAGGGTTGCCGAAAGGTCTGGTGGTACACGAATCAGTGTGTCTGACAGGAAAACAGACTTGGATGTCGATCATAACTACTTGGGCATCGAGTGTAAGTATAGGAACAAGCTACCACAATATCTGAAGGATTGGTATGCACAAGCAGAGAGGGGATCATCAGACACTCAGATACCTGTCGTGGTCATTGGGGAAAAGAATAGCTCAAAAATGTACGCACTGATGGATTTTGATAAACTCACAGAGTTAATTGCTTCAATGTGTGCCTTGTTAGATGAAATTGATCAAGACGATAAAGATTGGAATTATGGCGGAACAGATTAGCATTGTGGTGATGCCTGTGGTGCAGAGTTGTTGTTCCGAGGCTCTTAAAAGGGGATACAAGGTCTCTCCCCGTATCGGAACACCACTCCATGTGGTCAACCACACCAACCACATTTCTATAAACCGTCCTTATGAGGAAAAGAATGAATCAGTATCAGGAATTTATACATAAGTCTCGTTACGCTAGATACATGGATTCCCTCAACCGTAGGGAGTCTTGGGACGAAACCGTCAACAGGTATGTCACCTTCATGCGTGAACGGTTCTCAAGATTCCCTACACACCTTGAGGATGAAATTTATAACATGAACATCATGCCCTCGATGAGGAGCTTGATGACGGCAGGGATTGCATTAGATCGTGATGAAATGGCAGGGTATAATTGCTCATACATAACAGTAGATCATGTTAGGGCTTTCGATGAGAACCTGTATGTGCTTCTCTGTGGAACTGGTGTTGGGTTTTCTGTGGAAAGACAATATATCAACAAACTTCCAGAGATAGCGAATGAGTTCCATGATACAGATACCACAATAGTTGTAAGGGATTCCAAAATAGGGTGGGCTTCTGCGCTCAGAGAACTGGTCAGTCTATTGTATCAAGGGCTAGTACCCAAGATAGACTACAGTAGAATACGGCCTTCTGGGGCTAGGCTCAAGGTTTTTGGGGGGAGAGCAAGTGGCCCTGAGCCTCTGATTAAGTTGTTCAATAACTATATTCGTATATTCAGAAATGCTTCTGGACGGAGGCTAAACAGCTTAGAATGCCATGATCTTCTGTGCTTCAATGGTGAGGCTGTGGTAGTAGGGGGTGTACGAAGAGCCGCCGAATTGAGCCTCAGCAACCTCACAGACGAGCGTATGCAGAGAGCTAAGATGGGTCAGTGGTGGGTGGAAGATGGTCAGAGAGCCTTAGCTAATAACTCTGTGTGTTATACAGAGAAGCCTGATATGGGGATATTTATGCGTGAGTGGATATCCCTATATGAGTCAAAGAGTGGAGAAAGGGGGATATTTAATCGAACCGCTTCTCAAGAGATGGCTCCAGAAAGGCGCGATTCCTCTTATGAATTTGGTTGCAATCCCTGTAGCGAAGTGATCCTTAGACCTAGCGGTCTTTGCAATCTTTCAGAAGTGATTCTCCGCCCTTCAGACAGTATTGATGATGTTTCGAGAAAGGTAGGAAATGCTACTATTCTGGGAACATTTCAATCAACCCTAACTAACTTTAGGTATGTGCGACCCGTTTGGAAGAAGAATGCGGAAGAAGAAAGACTGTTAGGGGTTAGTTT